TTGTACGTAAGAAGAGTCTATAAGATTAATAGCTTCAGCAGAATCTAAGAAGTCAAAGGTTAACTGTTTTGATTGAATGTAGGATGTATCTACGATATTGGTTACAAAGTTGGAGTCAGATTGAAACCTATCTCTTAATTGTATGTAAGCAGAGTCGACTAAACTTGTTACAAGATCTGAATCGATTGGAGTCTGTCTTTGTTGAATGTATAAAGGTGTAATGATACTCTGCACATTTGCACTATCAACGTATTTCTTATCATTTGCAAAAGTACTTACTGGTCTGTTATTTACAAAACTAGTTACAAAACTAGAGTCAGTAAAGTTACTAGTGTTGTATAGTATCTGTCGACTTCTGATATAGTTTGAATCAATAGTAGCTAATTGAGAAGTTACATAATTAGAATCTACTCCAACACTGTCTACTAGAGCAGCTATCTGAGAAGCTACATAAGCTGAATCAACACCAGTACTATCTACTAGAGCCGCTATCTTTGAGTCTACATAAATTTTATTAACTGCATCTGAGTCAGCAGTAGGAGTCTTAAGATTGACTATCTTACTTCCAGTTACATTTACTTCTCCTAGAGCTTCTAGTCTTATATCACTTCCACTAGTAATTCGAGCGAAGCCCACTCCATCATTTTGTACAGAGTCAACTTTAAGTACTCCATTGATCGTTACGTTGTGATTAATTATAGATGAGTCATTAAACCTATCTCTTGCTATTATATAACTTGAATCAATAGTCGCTAACTGAGAAGTTACATAAGCAGAATCTACTCCGCTACTTCCAGTAGTTTGTCTTGCTTGTACGTAAGAAGAGTCTATGAGATTTATTACTTCTTGAGAATCAACTGAATATTCTTTAACAAGAATAATCGTATTAGAAGAGTCGATTCCTACCGAATCATTTATTGTTGGTTTATTAACCAAATTATTATAGTTTAAATAGTAAGATCCACTCTGACCATTAAGTAAATCGGCATCAACACCGCTTAGGTTATTAATAAAAGTATTACTAACCGTGTTAGTTATTCCAGCGTTAATAAGTGTATTAACACTATTAGAATCGAGAGATCCTCCGGTTGTCTGTCTGGCTTGTACATAAGCAGAATCAACTAATTGATTGATAAGAAGAATAGTATTAGAAGAATCAATTCCTACCGAATCATTTAGTGTTGGCTTATTAGTAAGATTGTTATAGTTTAAATAGTAAGATCCATTCTGACCATTAAGTGTATCTGCATCTATTGTTAAACTGTTCAAGTAACTTCCACTAATCACTGACTTGATTCCGGCAGAGTCAAGTGTTGCAGTTAAGTTAACTGTGATAGTGCTGTCCAGTAATGATAGAGTGTTACTATCAGGAAGACCAAAAATTCTTGCAGAATCAACAAAAGTTATAAACGTAGGATTTGTAGTGGAATCTGCTGGAGGAAACACTTGTGCTTTGGCCTGAAAAGAAGCTTGAAAAGTGTCTCTAAAAGAACTTATTCTTCCTTGTCCTAAGTCGGCTAAGCTATTAGCGTCTACAGTCTTTATAATAATGCTGTTAGCACTATCGCTGTCAATAGCTAGTGTTAAGTTGTAAAGATTACTTATATTGTAACCGTTAAAAGAACTACCTTCAGCAAACCAACCGCGGACTTCTCCAGGAACAACTGCTAGATTATCTAAAGTTACTGTTAATTGTATTGAAGTTGTACCTGAGTCGACTAAGTTAGTCGATACTGTCTCATTTATAGAGTACTCAGTATCAGAAAATGTCGGTCCTGTAATCCTGTACTTTAATACGTCTGCCATTATGCATCATCTTTTGGCTCAGGTTCTTTTGGTGGTGCCTCTTGAGGTGAAGGAATCTTTTTAGGTGTATCAGCAGGTTTAGCTTCAGCTTTATCAACCTCATCTTGATTCTCATCATCTACCTCTTGATCTAGATCTTTTATGTCTTCTTCTTTTAATTTTAAGATATTTTTCATAACCCAGTCTTTAGTAAAATACTCGCCTACATACTGACTTACCATATCAAGAGTTTGAATTCTTTCTTTAAACAGTTCACTTTCTTTAAGTTCACTAAAGTAGTTATCTCTCGCGTACTCAATTTTTATAGTTTCTTTCCACTGATCCCAATCTGCTTCAGTAATGATCTTCTTAAGAATAAGTTGCTTCTTAAGAATATCCAAGAATAAACTAGAAAACCTAGTACGAAGCCTATCAATAAACTTTTGAAACTTAACTTCATCTCTAGAAATTTCTGTAGATCTACCGAGTGAAAACTGTGCTTCTTGTTCTAGTCTGTTAATAGGAACATTAAGAGCTCTATACACTCTCTTTTGAAAGTATACTATATCATCTATCTGACCAAGATTTTCACCTCCTGGTAGAGCAGAAACTTCTGTTCCTCTTCCACCTTCTCTTCTAGGCAACCAAAAATCTTCTAGCATACTCATGTGTTTTCTATCATCTTTGAGTTCACCAGTATTAGCATCATACACGAGCTTGTTCTTAAACTTAGTCATGATGTTTTTCATGTACTCTTCGGCTTTACCTTTTGGAAGGTTACCTACATCTATATAAAAAATTCTACGTTCTGGAGCTCGAGCAAGTCTGTATATAACTAGCGAGTCCTCCATCATTCTTAACTGATTAATAGGCTTAATAGCTTTATGTAAGTGTGATACTACTCTTTTTCTTGTTTCATCGAGTAGACCAGAAGTTACGTAACTTATAGAGTCAACGTGAAACTTGACCGCATTGTTTTGTGCACTTACACCAGGTTTTTCTTGATATATGTAGTACTCTTTTATTTCTTTTACAACATCAGCCTTTGTAACCGGATCTTTTTCCTTCTTGATCTCCTTCACTTTTCTCATCTTAAGAGAATCAATAAACCTGATCTCTTGAATTCCACCTTTTTCATTATTATCAGGAACTACGAGATGGTGAAAGACTCTTCCGTCGGTGTACCATCTCTTGAATATATCGTGTCCTAGCTCATTAAAATTAAGCATAGAAACGATACCTTTAAATTCTTCTTTGATTTGTTTTTTAATGTTGTCTGCAGCATCAATATCATCTACTGCTATCGATACAACATCTGCTTCGTCGTCGATAACAATTGATTCGTTTATAATATCTTCAATCGCAGCATCTACTTCCGGGTGCGTAGCAACACCTCTGTACTTCATTATTAATGAATAGTTATCTTTGGCGTTGTTTCCATCTATATCAACGTATTGCCCATAATAACTTGCGGATGAAGTAACGTATCCTGCACCGTCCTCACTCTGAGGCGGAACCACGGATTTCAATTTTTTGTTTTTATCAGCTCCGGCTCGTTTAATCTCGAAACCAAAAAGCTTGATGGAATTTTCTTCAGCCATGACTATCCTTCACTTAGTTCTGAGGGGCAAAGATGCCCCTCAGTTATTATTTATTCTTCAGTTATTAAACTGGTCCAACGGCTGCTGGATCACGATTAATAACTTCAGGACCAGTTCCACCGCCTGTAGCCTGTGTTCCTCTTGAACTGATCCAGTAATCTACTTGCCATTCGCAAGTAAACTCTTCAATGACGTCATTTGCGTCATATGCTAGTTCAATAGGACCTACGTTGGTTGGGAAGGTTCCTTTGAAGTCATACCTGTAGAGTTGTTTTCCACTCTTATCGAGTTGCTCAACAATCATATCAGCTTTGTAGTCGAGAGGATTAGAAGAATGTGCAGTGTTCGCCACGTGCCTATTAATCTTATCCATCCACTGTTCTACACCGGCTCTGATTCTAAAATCAGTGTCGTTATAGATTGTTGTGATCCAAGGTTCAAATACTCTGTCACCAGCTATTTGAACTTGACGTCCTCTGAAAGGTACTGGAATTGATGCCATAACTGACGTTGGAAGCTGTGCAGCTCTTACCATGAAAGAGATATTCTCTGCGTTTGCTTGTCCACCGAATCCAATTATGTCACCAAGGTTTTGAGGAGGGTTAAGCGTAACCTTAAATAGATTGGGGCGTGCGCCACCTCCTGCAAGTTTTGCTTTAAAATCATCTACACCTAATACGGCCATTTTAGTCTCTCCTTATTAAACTGTGCCAACGACTTCACTAAATTCAACACCCGATCTAACTCCAACAAAGTTGAGAGTTACGAAATTAATCGAACGTGCTGGTTTAATGAATACGTTTGCTACAAATTGATTAGTGTCAACTATTTCTGGACCATTATTAGTTTCATCACATACTATTTTGAAGTCTGTGATTCCACGTCTTCCTTGTACGTTTCGGAGAACTGGTTCCACGAT